TCACGAACTCCGTTCCCCATTGCCGCCGCTTGTTTCGTAAGGGCGTCCCAAACGCTATCAGAAGCGATGGGGTGATGGGTGTGTCCAGCGCTGGCCGGGTTCTGCAAGTCGAACCGAACGCGCCATTCGGTGGTCACTAGAAATTCTAGGTTTACACCTTGCGGGTTTCGGACGTAGATGGGCGCCCAACCGGTCGGCACCGGGAACTCGCCATCGAGAGTGAGACCTCCACCCCCGGGGTAATCCCGCAGTGTCGTGAAGTCAGACAGTTGAGTCATGCTGAGGGGGTAAGAGTTTACCTGGACGCCCCTCAAGGCCAGCTTGGCCGCGGAGAGCAATCTTGGATTCTGATACTCGACAAATCTTTCGCCGAGTTCATTCCAAGTCTCCTGACGACTACTGATTTTGGCCTGGGTATTCATGACGCCAGCATAAACAATACCAGTGGTCGTCTGGAGAGCCTCGGGGTTCAATATCTGAACCGTGAACGCTGAGGGGACGCACGTCGCCATGGATGTGTTCCTCGCCAGAAAATCTAATGGCGTGCGATACGCGTTTGTATTCTGATGCGCCGAAATCCAATTCGCGTCGCCGTTCGCAAGCGAGGGGGCGACAGCACAAATGTTGGTCCATTCTGAGCCTGAAGACCCTGTGGGCTTCATAAAGGTACCCAGAATGATGTTCCCCCAATTTGCCTGAAACCTCTTCGTGGTGCGAACCACGGTGTACGGCCCTACAGCCCGAGGAAGCGGGAGATGGTGCGGAAGCTTGGCGTCCCAGCACGCGAGCGTATGGGAGCGTTTCGCCGCTCCGAACGCCCGGCGCGGGAGAGCGCCGACGCCCTGCGCCAAAACCCGGGTGGCTTGGGATCTCATCCCGGTTTGAACCCGCCGGCCAGCAGACTTCTTCTTGCTTGCCTTCGGCTTCTTGCCGTTCTTCAATCTCGTCATGCCACAAATTTGGGGCTATTGATTTGCAATTGCCCACTTTAGTTTAAGGGTATATATATTTTGTATTTGGTTTTGATTTTCTCAGGCTCGCAGCCTAATTGCCAACCGTGCCCACGAACGCATCGTCGCTCCAATTGGCGGCTGGGGTAGGGTCGGGGTTGCCACACCCGCTCGGCTTTCCCGAGCCTTGACCCGGCGGGATTGCTCACGCGAAGTCAATGTAGCACTCCTCCATCACAGTGGGGACGTGCCAGCCCATCGCGTTGCAGACGGAATCGAAATTCGCCAGATCCACAGGATTATTCCTCAGGGCAAAACGCATGCCCTTTATAGTATCCTGGGTCGGGGGATCGGCCTGATTGCGCAAATCCAAGTGCGCCATCAGTTTCGGCACGTTGTCGAAAACAGCCGTCCACTTTCCGTCCACCTTGGAGAACAAATGGGAGGTCATCGAAATCGGTCCATGCGGAGGAGCCTCCCCTTCAGATCCTGGCTTGGTCTTGATTCCCATGCTCGCCAGAACGTCCAGGTTCACATCCCCCGTGTGGCACTCATCATCACCCACGGCGCAGACCTCAGTGGCCCCAGCCAATATTAGGCCGAAAGCCCTGATGGGAGAATTCTGCGCGCTAGTCGACGGAATCCCGCTCGCCGTCACACCGAAATGCTCGAAGGCCCACAGCTCCCCTTTCATCACGAGGGCGTGGGTGGAATTCGTTGCTGCCTCCGCCAACATCATGTTCGCAACAATGTCGAATCCGACCGTGGCTTCCCACAATGAAATGCGGCGGAACGCGTCGAAGTAGATCGCGTCGCG